GGGGTATATTTTTTTTAGAAAGCAAAGTCACTAAATAGTGTCTTAGTGCATGCGCATATATAGGAACTTCTAAATGTTTCTCAAAACCTTCTATCCAACCCCTTACGGTTGCCCCCGTAGCGGGGTTTCCATCTTGTTTTATAAATAAGTAATTATGTTTTAATTTCTTTTCTTTTAAAATGCGTTCCCGCTGTATGAACCATTCTTTATAAAAAGGTAAGAATTTTTCTTTAAGAATATATTTATAAAGTAATTTGCCTGATTTTCCTCTGCCTTTTGTTTTGATTTGCCTAGTTGTTTCTAAGAATAAATCACCAAAAGCAGTTCTATTTTCATCGATTAAGTCAGTTTCGAAGCATAATAATTCTGTAAATCTAGCCCCACTGGTTACAGCAAGGGCAAGCCAGCATGCTTGTTGCTTATCATTTTTGCTAAGATATTCCAATAGATTTTCAATTTGTTTATCTGTTAGAATTGTTTTTTCTCTACGCATTTCTTTTGGAGATGAGTCAATAACTTTTAGAATTACATTTCTAAAATTAGGGTATTCTTCATCAAAGAAGCGCTCAATAAAATTAGACAAAGAGGATAAAGTACTTCTCAGATTGTTTAGTCTAGCCGACCCCAACTTGAGTTCGGTAGATGCAAACGAAAAGAAATCAGAGAATTCTAATTTTTTTATATCTACAAAGAATTTATTTTCATTATATAAGAGATTCCATGTTAAAAACATTGTCATATTACTTTCATACACAACAATTGTTTTTGGGGAAGTTCTTATGGATTTATCCTTTAGAAATTTTTCCATCAATTTTATATTTTCTGGATTAATTTGTTTAGTAAGTTCAGGACTTGTTATTATATCACGAAAAGTTTTTCTACTCATTTTATAATTCCTTGCTTAAGGAAATAAGTAAGTCCGACAGCATAAGCGTCTGACTCATCGTAATTATTAAATTTTAGTTTAGGATATTTCTTTAAAATCGCATCGTGTACTTCTTCTTTTGTCATATTTCCTTTTCCTCCCACTACTTTTTTAACAGTAGAAGCGGGGTAGTATATTTGTTCAAAATCAGCGAACAAAAAACATACAACACCCTGTACTCTAAAAATAGCTTGTGTACTCGGGTTATACAGGGTAAAACCCTGCTCTATTATAATTGTTTCGGGAGGATATTCTTTTGCAATTCGTTTGAATTCGTTGCCAATAATTTTTAGTTTCAGCTTAGTCTCTTTTTCGCTATTTGTGTCTATGGTAAACACTTTTACAAATTCACCATCATTGGTAAATATACATACTCCCGAAGAATTTTGTGATAAATCTAATGCGTATACATATTTTTTCATTATACCTCCAAATTACATTTATTCAACTTTATAACCTTCCAATATTCCTAACTGACCAAAGAACTCTCTTGCTGATATACGTTCCTCTCTTATTTCGTTTAACAAATCAATTCTGGTCATATAAAGTTTTTGAAGTTTTGCAAGTCCTCCTAAAAAATCATCTACTTTTAAATTCATATATATTTCATATTGCATATGTACAGTTCCATCGCTATCTTCGGATTTGTGGGGTGTTACTTTATAATAAGCTAAGGTTTTATCATTTATCCAATCATAAACCGCCTTTATATATAATTCAGTATAAAGAGTTATTGCTTTAAAACCTAGCCTTTTAGTTTCTGGTTTTTTGATTGCATATATATACAATAGATTTCGCATTTTTATTAGTAACTTATATACTAATGCTATTGTTTTTAAGTCCTTTTGTTTAGCATCATCAATTTCTTTGTCCAGACCATAGACAGTTATTCCTCCTACATCTAATTGCGCATCTAATATAGATTTTGTCTTTATTTCAACCGCCTGACTTCTAGATAATCCTTGACCCAAATACTTATCTAAATCTGCGGTTTGTTTGTCATCTTTTTTTAGACCAAACAGGAATTCTTCAAAGAAATAACCTGCTGCGCCGGGATTGTTCCAGTTCATACTAGAGGCGTTCATAGATACACTCTCGTCTTGTTTATCTATGACCATTTCTAACAATTCCGCACTAGCCTTTTTTTTCATTATAATTTTGAGCATTGTTTTCATATTTTCCGCTGCGAGATTTGCTGTATGTTTGTAATCAGCGGTCCATTTTCCATCATCTATGAGTTCCCCTTTCCCCCCCGATGTTCTTTTTTTGTTTTGTTCTGCATACTGTTTTGTTACATAGTCAATCATTCCCTGAAGTTTTACTGGTGTACCATCATCTGTAATTATATACGGAGTATTTGGTTTATCTCCTGTAAGCGTTGGTGACATTTTTCCTCCTTAATAAAATGATGATTTTAAAACGCTAATTCATCTTCTTGTCTACGGATTCTTTTTTGTTCCATTTCTATTTCATATTCACAATTTTTATTTGAACATGCAATATATTCTTCTTGTACAATTACTTGTATTCCATTTCTTAATTCTGTTATATCTCTTACCCTTATTTGAAGAATGCTTTTACATTCAGGGCATCTTCTATTGAGGGAGCGTTTTAATCTACCTATCATTTTACCTTCTTCGCTCTTGGTTTTCTTGTCTTAATTTCATTTGCTTTTTCAATTACTTTGGTTTCTACTTCTACTAAACCAGAATTTTCTGCAATAGCTACCTTATCAGCGGGGTTATTTAGAATAGATGATTTTTCTAATCTTTCGATTAATTTTAAACCTTCATCCCCTGCTTTTTTAATTTCTTCTGGATTTAAATCAGAAAGTTTATCTAATAAACCATAGCCTTTTTCAACAAGGTCTTTGATTATTTTACCAACGCTGTTTTCTAAGGTTTCTTGTTGTTTTATGTCACAAATAACTCTTTCTAATGTATTTTTAAAATCATGCCAATTTTCTATTTTATCAGTTATTTCTTTCCATAATGCTATGTTTGTAAAAAATTCATTATCTAAATCTTCTACATTTATATTGGTTTTGAATAAGGTTACTAAGTATTTCAATTCAATTTCTGCTTCGAAATAATGATATTTGGTATCATTAATTAGAATATCTTTAGGTGTTCCGAAATAATTTTCAATATAATTTTCAATTAAAAATGTCTGTTCAGATAACGAAATAAAAGGCATTACTTCTATTTCTATACCATTGTATTCAATTGTTTTATTTTTTATAGCTTTTAATTGCAAGTTAACTTTTTCCATTATATCTCCGTGTTTTAAAAAGATAAAAAATACACCGTTGTCATTTCTAACAACGGTGTATTTATTAATTATTAAGTACCGTAGGCTCTCCAAGTAACCATGTTGAAAGGTGCTGCGCCAACAACTAATGTGCTACCTGACAAATACCAAGTTTTCACAATAATTGAACCATTAGCACATCCAGAAACAGTAGTGTAAGTATGTGTTGAACCAGATGTACTACCTGAGAAAGCTACAATAGCTAAACCAACAGTAGTCATACCTGTTGCTATTACTGTAGAGGTAGCAGTAGGAATAAACACAGAACTAGCAGAAGAGCTACCAGACAAGAAATTTAATACTTGTCCTAGGCTTACCTGTTGTGCTGCTACCATAGAATTATCTAAATCATTAATTTGTTTAAATGTTAAAGGCATATTTTTTTATTCTCCTTTATTTATTATGCTGTTACTGTGATTGATGCTGATGTTACAATACTAGATGCAGAAGTAATCTTACTTATTACATAAGGACCAGAACCACTTGTTATACCAGTAATAATACCAGTAGCACTTCCTGCACTAATAGAGCCAGAAGAACCAACAGTAGAACCAGACCAGAAAGTAAGGTACGAGTTAGAAACTTTGAAAGCTGCACCAGAATAAGGTACAGCATAGACTACCAATGTTCTAGCTTCTCCTACACGAATTGATTGATTTCCACCACTAATAGATAATGCGTAAACATTATCATACCAGTTTGTGCTATCTATAATTTCCGTAATTTTAGCATAGTATGTATCAACATTGCATGCGTCTAAACTAGTTGCTACAGGAGTATAAGCTAGAGCAGTACCAGTTAAAGGAGTGTTTGATACACCATCTGCCTTCATCGAAACGGTGAAAGCACCCGATAATTGACCCTTTGGAATAACAATTTGTACCATACCGATTTTATTTGTGGTAACATCGGCTGAATTTAGTTGTGTTTCCATTACTAGTTTTACTACTTGAGGAATCATGCTTGCTTTGATTGTAACACTTTTACCTGAACTTACATTAGCGGTATAGTAACGTACACACCATAAACCGCTTGTTTCAGTTCCTGTAACTGTAAAACCTCTATTTGTAAATGTTACTCTTTGAGTAAGACCTAATGGTGAGGTTGCCCAACCATATATTGTACTCTCGAATGCAAGTGGGGTTTGGGAAACACTACCTGAACTAGCAGTAACAGTTACATTTTCTTGTACATAATAGTTACCGAGTTCGAATGTAGCTCCTGCTGTTGCACCCAACATTTCAAGATTCCACTGTGTTTCTGTTAAATTGAATTTCATTTCGGCAGTGTGATAGTAAGTATATTGCAACTGATTACCACGCCCACCACGTACAGGTGCAGAACCTAATGAAACTTCAATGGAACTATCTAATAACGTTTTTGCTACGAATAGCAAGTTATCGCTACTGTCATATCCATAAACATCTGCAACGCTTGTTAAAAACTTTTTAATAGGTGACATATTTTTTAAAACCTCCTTGATTTTAATTAAACATATTTAAAGGATAAGAAATATCATTGGATAAAATATAGTCATTATATTTTTTTGCTGCGCTTATTTCATCTTTTGAAATTCCTATATACGTCCATTTTCCATTTAATATGATAGACGCTTCCCAATACATATTTCTATTATTATTTGAGAATCTCTTTCTTACACCATGATATACTGATGATGAGTTATTTAATTTCTTTCCTATTCTGCTTTCACTCATTCGATTTTTTGTTTCATCAGACATATTTTGTTTAGAAATACTCATTTTTTCTTTTGTTTTTTCAGTATGATTTCTACCTTTCATTATTGATTCACCTCCAAAAGATATATTATATCCCTTTTTAGTATAATGAGAAGAAAGAGAATTTATATAATATTTTTCAAAATAATTTAATTCATTTGTTGAGCATTCTTTTATAATTTCATGTTTAAAATTTGATTCTCCATATTTATTCCATGCTCTTTGTAAATATTTATTGTGATGTCTATTATATTTTAATGCTGGTTTATGAGAACTATTCCATTCTTTATATATATCAATAGATTGCCCTATGTATAATTTTCTAGTATTAATATTTTTTATACAATATATTCCAGATATTTTTTCCATTATTCTCTTAAAACCTCCTGAATTTTTAATTATGGAGTGCTTTTAGCACTCTCAAATGATATTTTGTCCTCCATCTCTTGCATATCAAGAGAGACATCGCTATATCTATCTTCATCGTCTAAATCTGATAACCAGTGCTTGATAAACGATTTATCTCTAAACTCAACCATCCCCGACATAGACGCACCTAAATAAATTTTATAGTGTATTAGATTATCCATCCTCCTTATACTTTTTAAAAATTTCCTTATCGTCATAGAATATATATAATCAAAAGTCCAGCCTGTAGAAACAGAAAGAGAAACAATATAATCTTCTATAGATATACTTTTATTACCAGATAGTTTTCTTTTAAACTCTCTAGCTTTTTCTAATGAATCTCTAACCTCTTTAGATATATTTTCATCTATTAACTCTACTTCATTTTGTTTAGCAATTATTAATTTTAATTGGTCAAAATCTTCTGGTTTATATATTTCTTCTTTAATAATAAAAAAAGGTTTCCCTTTATTGTCATTTCTATATCTATCAAGACTTTTTTCTATATCATTAAAACTTTCATCATCCCTTAGACATAAAGAAAGTAATCTGTCAAAATATAATACATAAGGTGTTTTTTCTGGATTTTCATTACTAGCATAATAAATATATTCCAATTCAGTCATTTCGATTATTTTTACATTTGGTATACTGTTTTTATCTAAAAGCAAGCAACTAGAGTAAACACTAAAAGTAAGATAATCTTTTACTGTTACTGGATATATTTTTATATTTCTATAATCAACAGGCAAATCATAAGTAATATTATTTAGTATATTCATTTTTATGCTGAGTATGTCGCAAATATTATTTGTTTTCCACCAAACGGTATTTGTCCGGCTTGAAACAAGCGAGAACTTTGGTCCATCATTCTGTCTATGGCTAATAGCCCTAAAGGACCCTGATTTGAACCATTAAACAACCCTAGAATTTCTGCTGCTATAGTATCTATACGTGTTGTATAATTTGATAAGTGATTAATCTTATAATGAGAAAATATTTCAAAACTTACTTCTATAAGACCAACTGTTCTATTTATACCCATTGCATAATAAGGTTGTATTCTCAACAAAGTAGTTTCTTCCATTAAAACATCTGGTTGCTTGCTATCCATAAAAACATTATATTTAGAACTATCTTGTTGCCCCGCATATATCAATTCTGCTTTTTCTTTTTGGGTTAAAGGAGCCATATTCCAAGCATCAGGTGTTCTATATTTTAATAATTTCCAAACTGAATCATTATTATCCATCAAGTATTTTATACAATTGTAGGATATTTGATTAAAACCTTTGAAATCATTATAAGCATAACTTCCAATGTCTTG